TTCTATACTGCTTTGCTCTGTTCTTCTTGCAATAGTTAAGAACTTCCATAGCCTGTCTCTTTGAAAATTGTTGCTTATTACACTTTTCCATACTACATACTTCTTTGCTCTTGTTTAGAATAAGATAATGCTGTTCTAAGAATATCACATTGATAATGTAGCTCCTTCAGTAAATACTCGCACCATGTATCATAGAAAGATACATTAGCAATCTCTGCATTTAGTATTGCCTTCTTCTCTGTGGCATTGCCTTGATAGTTATCTACTATTTGTATCTTGGATACGGTATGCTTGTCTAATAGATATTGAAATCTTGCTACACATTCAGCAGCTAAATATTGTATATCTACGATACCATTTAACTTTGCTAAGACAGATTGTGGGTCTGTTAAATCTACCTTCATGGCAACAGCCTTCTTGACTGATTCCATCATAACCTTTGTGTCCTCAAACTTTTTTTGCAACTCAGGCTCTTTGAATAGTTTCTCCATATCTTTTTGTTTTAGGGTCTTGAATAATTCTGTATTGTACTCTCCATCTATACAATGTCTTTTCTGAAATACCTAGCAGCTCGCTAGCCTCCTTAAATGTGTGTGTTCTGTTTAGTGCCTTGATTGAATAATCTTTGTAATAATAATCAAGTTTTAGTGTTTCTTCCATTCTCTGTGTTTATGTGCCTTATAGCATACTCTCGGTTTAGCTCCTTAACGAATAGCCTATCTTTATTTGCTGAGGCTCTTCTTAATATGTTTTCGCTTATTCCTAGTTTAGCTGAGGCTTTTTTTACTGATTCAAATTCTATTCTCTTTTCTCTTCGCTCCTTAACATCTTGTATTGTCATGTCGTAAAGAGCGATACCAAATTTAATTGTCTGCATATCGCAAAATTACTACATTGCCTTATTAAAAAGGTATTTCTTGAATGTTATTTTTTATTTCTTCTTCCGTTTCTGGTATGTACTTTAGCTTAGGCTCTTCTCTTCCTAACCTCTTGATTGGCAACCATCCATACTCATCAGTAAACTCAATTCCGCCCTTCATTACAAGCCTAATCATCTGCCCTCTTGGGGTAGTGTTACCACCTGTATCCTTGTTGCGCATTTTGTTTACATATATCTCGGTTATCATCCATGTATGAGGGTCTTGAATGTTTCTATTCATAGTCAAGAATATGTCAGCCTTATTATAAAGAACTGCACCACCATCAGCATCGGCAGGGAATGGTATTAGCTGATTGCCATCCTTATCCCTTTCTCTTTGTGACTGACTTCTTGTATGTAGGGATACGAAAACGGATATGTTTGTTCTCTTGGTAAACAAGAGCATATCAGTATACATCTCCATGTCGTTGTCATACTTAGAGTTGCCTCTAACCTTTAGGGCATTTATAGGGTCAATAAACAATCCCTTGATAGAATGAAACTTAGATACCTTTTCAGCATATCTTAAAATGTCATCATATGAGTGCATGGTATCGTTATTGATAAAGAACATTCTTTCGTTTACCCATTTCAATGCCTCATGGAACTCAAATTCAGTACATTCCTTAATAGGCTTCCCTATGTAGTGCTCAATCATTCTCATCTTAACAGAGGCTGTTCTATTTTCTCCTGTATAAACCACCCATCCCCAATCATACTTAAATGAGGATAAGAATATCAGCCAAAAGGTTAAGGCTGTCTTGCCGGTATGAGCGTGAGAAAGCAAGGCGTAGAACTCTCCCTCTTTAAGTAGTAGATACTTATCCATATCATCATATCCAAACGGAAGACCCATTGGTATCATACCTGCCCTATACTTTCTAATGTATTCCTCATCAGACTGATTGCTTACCAAGAATGCCAACTCCTCATCAATCATACCCAATTCTTCGATGGCTGCTCTTTCGTAGGTAGCAAGCTCATTGATTGGCATGAACTGACCTGCCTTTACGCCATCCTCTACGGCTTGGAACTCGATTTCAGCTTCCTGAGGCCCAAACTTCTTCAATACCTCAAATTCTAAGACTCTTTTAGCTATAGACTCTTCGACAAGTCCTCCTGATACCCATCCTCCGACTAAATAAGAGGCTTTAATAACCGAATGGTGTCTTTGCCCTATCTCAGATTTTTGTATCATTTTTGAGGCTATATTCAGCTTAGAATAATCAGTACTAACGCCAGTCATTAGTACTCCCTCGTTGCGTACATTCTCTATAACCTCGAAGAAAACTTTACTATCATCATTTATATAAATGTCAGGGTCATAAGACATAAACAAAATCCTTGATGGGTTCCTTGCTGTTGGGTCAAACACAGGGTATCTCTTAAGCAAGGCGTTGTAATGTTGCTCGTGCTTATTACCATCGGCTATCTTTATTAGTCCGTGTACGCCTGTGCCTGAGGGAGAAGTCCACAAGGCATAAATGTATGGGTCTCTCTTGGCATCTTCCTTGAACTTAGGTATGTCATCAAGGTCATCAACATCAAATGGAATGAACTTAGAATGAATAGACAATGAGTTATCATTACGATAAGATTCGTAGACGCTACCATCTGCTCTTTTTTTAGTTATGGCTATGTCGAATCTACCTGAGAAAAGCACGGCAGGAAGTTCTAGCTTTAGCTTGCTGATTACCTCTTGGTCTTCCTCTTGTCTTATCCTTTCTATTTTCTCCTTAACCTTTCCTTCCTTGATTGCCTTAAGTACACTTGACATAGGTACATAATAAGGCTTTCCTATACTTGAGAATCTATCAAATATTGTTATCATTTTTTTGTTGCATTTGTTCGTAATAGGCTTTCATTTTTTCTTCTAGCTTTGCAACTCTATCTGCATAGGTTGAATCTACATCCATAACATCCTCTACTTTTTTAATAGCATGTATAACTGTGGTGTGGTCTCCCGTGCCTGTATACTCAGCTATATCTCTAAGTGGCAAGAATGTGTATCTTCTAAACAAATAACAGGCTGTATGTCTTGCCTCTGCATACTTAAACTTTCTAGTCCTTCTTGTAAAGTCTACTCCAAACTCTTCCATTACTATTTGAACTATCTTAGAAGGAGGTATTGTCTTTTTTGTTACCAATGCCTTTGTTGACTTGTAGTCAGCCTGTAATGCCTTTGCTAAGTCCTTAGCTGTCTTAGATAACTCATTTATTTCGTGTATAGTGCCAAGTAGCTCATCTACCATTTCCATACCTCTATCTTTTCTTGTTCTCATTTCAAAAATCTATTTAATTGTTCTTTGTATTTGTTATGTAATTCATTTAATTTATCTACATCAACTCCTTTGCTGAAGTATTTAGCATTATAGTTTGTCATCATATAGGCTTGTATCTCATCATTGATTACAGATGCAGTATAACAAAGACTTAATAAGTTATCTTCAAATATTAAATAATCTTGCCAATCAATAGATTTAGTTATCTCATCAGCTAATATCTTATACTCTCTATTTGTATAGTATAGGGCATGACATAGTTCATGTTTGAATGTTTGACCTTTGTCTGATTCAGTACCAATGATATATGCATCAGCAGGATTATCAGTAAGAAGTATTTGGTCTAATATATCTTGCATTGCTATGTCGTACGGAGATTCGCATTGCGCTCCTAATGTACAATTAAGTGCCACCTTGAATGGGATATTAAACCCACTCCAGTCTTTTGTGTAGGTAAATGAACCTCTCTTTTCTGAATACCATTTCATATAATCCCATATACTAAAGTCTTGTTCCTTGAATAGGTCGCTATCAGACTCATAGAACTCTTGTACCCTACAGAATAGCATAGCTCTATCGTAATCGTTAGGAACTATAACAGCGAAGATATTAGGCCTCACTTCCTTCAGGGTGTACTCTATTTTCATCTTGTTTAATTTTAAATGTTACTACTGCTGCGTCCTTGCTGCTATCTAATGATATTGATTCAATGATTAGGTCTTGGTATTTACCTCTAGGCCAAAAGTCTGCTAGGTTATCTCCAAGTGAAATGTAAGGGCCTCCTGATGGGTCTACCATTGTGGTATTGTTATTATCATCATAACTATATCTAAACCAACTGCCACCTGTCATCGTAACAGTATCTCCGATATGCTCAAAGATTATTTTGTCTCTGTATCTGTTTAGGTAGGTTACCTTGTTGTCTGCGCAATCCTTGCAATATATATCCTCAGTTAATCCTGTTGTTATAATTACCTTGCAATGATGGCAAAGGGTAGCTCCTGCTCCTCCATTGTATTTGTGTATTGGCTTTTTCATAGGTTATTTGTTTTGGTTATATAATCCATCATCTTCATCTGCTTTCATAATGTCTATGATGTGTTGTTTTGTGTTATAGGTTTGGTTGTAGTATTCTTCTGCTCCAATATATGGGCCTTCTAATCCATCGGTATAAGCATTACATATCTGCTCTTTTTCTTTTTCAAGTTTAGATTCAGCCATTTGAATATATTGGTCATAAACCCACATATCACTATCAGGCACTTTATTTTGAATATCTTTTAATTCATTAATTAATTCTTGCATTGCTGTTTTCATGTTATTTATATTTAATATTAATGCCAAAATTTAGCCAACTGATTTCTATAAGCCACCATCCTTTATATAAATTAATTGATGGTATTAAGGCAAAGAAATATCTATTTTTAAATACTGATATTTTCATTAGTCATTATTTTTTACCCAATAAGGTAGTGATATAACAGG